ATCTACTTTTACTACGTCAGGCACAACTTCACCTTGTGCCTCTGGTTTTGTTAAGTCAACCTTTACAGGTTCTTCTATTGAACTATCAACCAGTTTTTTTGGTTTTGCTTTCTTACCTTTTAAAGAAAACTCACCTTCTTGTTTGACCTCAACGGCCGCATTTTCTTCTGCCATAATATAATATTATAAAATTAAAAAAATTATTTAGGACCAAAGGCTTCTAGCCCAAAATCTCCTAAGCTATCATTAGTTGACTCAAAATCAATAGGAGTACCATCGTTATTCCTTTGTTGAATCATCTGTGATTGTTGAGTACCTTCCATACGCACTCTTTTGTCTTTACGATCTTCTATTTCTTTTTCTTTAGCACCTTCAGCTTCAGCTCTAGCCCTAGCTAATTGCATGTTATATTCAAACTCTTGCGCCATTAATGTTTGTTTTATTTGCGCTTCAGTCTGCATACGTTGCATCTCATACTGTGACTTAGCTTGCTCTATTTGCATTTTTTGTTCTGTAAGAACTTGTTGCTTTTGTGTTTCAGCCATTGCAGTTTGTTCTGCTAGCTGAGCATTAGCTTGCGCTTGAGCTTGCATGTTAGCTTGAGCTGCAGCTTGATCTCTTTCAGCTTTTAATCTACGTTTTTGTTTTAGCATTTGATTAGCTAATTTTAAATTACGTATTTGTCTAAGATCAATTGCATCCTCTAAATCAATACCACCAGATTGTAAAGCAACTTGTATATTTTGTTCTAACTGTTGTTTTTCTTCTTCATCTGGTTCTAAATCTAAGAATATACCAAAGTCATGTAAATTTAAATTAGAAACTTCTTCCAAAGTTCTTACATTAAATGTTGATATACTTTCTACTAATGCATTAGCTGTTAATGGAAAGTTTAATACATCAACTATTTTCTTAGAAATATTTTCACACAACCTCAATGTTAAATATAAACTAGCATTATTAATGTGCTTAGTTGCTATATTTGATTGTTGTGCTGCTATTTTTTGTAAACCTACTAATGTATCTTTATCTGGTAACGTACCATCTCTAGCTTCATTTAATCCAGTCACATCTCTTATCATTTGTATATAATAATTATACGTATTAATAAGAGCACCTATTTTAGCTTGACCAGAAGATGTAGCTAATTCTTGTACTGGAACTTTACCAGCATTCATGCCACCTTCTTGTGTTAGTGATCTACCAACTACAGAACCAGTTTGAAAATACATGTTTAATGCTTCAGCTGGATTATAATTAGTACCATTACCTAGATCCACCTCTGCAAGCCCGTCCATATCTAAGAATACACCATCAGGTACTGTTCTAGCTATAACTTGTTGTAGCTTTAAATGTGTTAATTGAACCATATCTGCAAAGCCCATTGTCTTTGTAATTAATGATTCAATTCTACCTTTGTACATACGAGGCGCACATATCGCATAATTCATTTCTACTTTAGTGGTGTCTGACATAGGTCTTGTCATATTTTGCGCCATCTCCCACTTGAGCATCATATCTGTACCTAACACCTTTACGCCTTCAAATAAAACCTCAATAGATCTTGATACTCTATTAAAGTTATCACTTTCTGGAGGATTAAATGTATCTGGTTTTTCTAATATTTTCTCTAGACCTTGATCTGTTTGTTTTAATTTAAACACTTGGTCCATATATGTTTTATATTCAAAATATAAAACTTGCACAGTATTTTCATCATAAGCACCCCAACCATATATATAATTGTTATTGCTATATGACTTTTGTATTTTTTCTAACTCATCATCAGATATGTGAGGAAATTGTTTTTTAATTTCAGCAACAGTCATTGCTTTAACCTCACCTACATAATATATATCTTCAAAGTTAGGGTCTTCTGTGTATGAATAAACCATGTAAGAAGGATCTACATAATCTAATGTTATACCATTGCTTACATTAAAATTAGTTTTAGCAGCAGCAATACCTAATGTAACTAAATCATAATTTAATCTACGCTTTAATAAATCATATTTATTTTTAGCTAGTATTTGAGTTATAGCTTCCTCTTCTGCTATTTCAACAGCTTGTTTATAAGACAACTGTAAATGTAATTCCATTTCTTCAATTGTCTTAGGTAGATCAGATGGTGCTATATTTGTATTAGATATATCTTCACCAGTAGCTTGTTTTGTCTTTTGTATAATATCCTGAGCAAACATATCTTGCGCTAAGCCCTGTGCATATCTAGTTCTTTTCTTTACAGACTCAGGATCTTGTGCGTAAGCTTTAATATCATAATCTTTGTTTGATATACC